ACCCTTTGGATACCTTGAAAATTTGCCACAGTCTGAGGGGAGTTCCCAGAAAAAGTGGTGGGCACCCTTCGAGTCGTCACCAATGTATATGCACGAAATTGTTTCGAATCCTGGGACGTTCACGGACCCTGGGAACCAGAGTGTCAAAAAGTACCCACTCATTTTGAGCACGCAGCACCCTGACCGCCCCATGAGCATGCCAGTGGACAACGAGTCAACTCTGGCCTTTATAGGAACTATGGCTGTTGCGCTAGCACTTTTACTGTAAAAATCAGTTAAAGGCCCGGAGCCAGTATAGAGTACAATGGCAACCGAAGAGCCCGTGACACTCGACCTGATCTTCAAGGAGCTGAAGGGCCTGCGCAAGGATGTTCGCAAGATTCGTCAGTTTATTGGCGACCCGACCGGCGAGAAGTCTGCAGAGCGTGCCAAGAATAACGGCTTCAACAAGCCTCAGAAGGTGACGGCTGACCTTCAGTCGTTCCTGGGTCTTGCGGATGGCGAGCTGGTATCTCGCGCCACTGTGACCAAGGCGGTGAACAAGTACGCCGCCGACCACAACCTGAAGCAGGGCCAGCTGATTAACCTGGATGACAAGCTGCGTGCTCTGCTCAAGCCACAGGATGAGGGCCCAATCACCTTCCTGAACCTGCAGCGCTTCCTGAACCCCCACTACATCACCGAGCCCAAGCCGCCCAAGGAGACCAAGCCCAAGGCGCCGCCCAAGGAGACCCCCAAGGAGGAGACCAAGGAGAAGGAGCCCCCAAAGGAGAAGAAGGTTCGGCCCAAGGTTGCCAAGCCAACAGCAGCATAGGACCGTGTTGTCAGTTAAAAATAGTGTAATATGATATAATATGGAGGAGCCAGTCCCTTTGATTGAGCCTCCTTTGCTCCCACGCGAGACACTCAACTCTCTCGTGGGGACAAAGGTTAAAAATGTCGAAATGTATCGTCGCGCATTCACGCACGTCTCTGCCCTCAAGCGCTACAAGGGCCTCATAGGGTCTTATGAAACGCTCGAGTTTATGGGTGACTCTGTGCTTGGCTTCATCATCACCAAGCACCTGTTTGACAAGTACGAGAAGGAGCAGGAGGGTTTCCTGACCAAGGCGCGCACCAAGATGGTACGTGGCAAGACGCTCTGCGAAATCTCAAAGAAACTCGGCTTTGACGAGCACATTCTGATGGATGAAAAGGGTATCCGCAACGGCTGGAACAAAAACCCCAACATCCTCGAGGATGTCTTTGAGGCTTTCGTGGGGGCTATATACCTGGACCTTGGCATGGTCTATGCCAAAGAATTTGTTATGAATTCTTTTGAAAAAATAGAGATTAGTTTAGTTGATGACAACTACAAGGACCAGCTCATGCGTCTGTGTCAGATGCTGCAGCTGAGCCCACCAGAGTACGAGATGACCTCGAAGAGCGGTGAGACGTTCTGCATCACGGTCAAGGTGGACAGTTTGCCGCTGGGGTGTGGTTTCGCAACAAACAAGAAACAAGCAGAACAAAATGCGGCTGAAATAGTGCTTAAAACAGACCCGCGATTTAAGAATAAGGATGTTAACCGGACCAGTCGCGCGAGTCCAGGAGCTCCTGCAGCGAAAGTACCACGACCAAAGGTCGCCAGAGTGGCTGAAGCTCCGGGAGGGGATGCTGACGGCAAGTGATGTGGCGACTGCGCTCGGCGAGAATCACTACGAGACGCCCCAGAAGCTTCTGTTGCGCAAGGTGTTCAAGCTCAAGTGGGGAGGGAATGCAGCCACGGAGCACGGGACTCGTCTGGAGCCCATTGCGCGCGACCTGTATGACGAGCGCTACAACCACAAGAGCCACGAGATTGGGCTGGTCCAGCACCCTGTGCACAAGTGGCTGGGTGGTTCCCCTGACGGCGTCACGGAGGATGGGCTGCTCATCGAGATCAAGTGCCCTCTGACGCGCAAGATTGAGTCCAAGGTGCCCAAGCACTACATGCCGCAGATTCAGCTCCTGCTTGAGATTCTGGACCTCGAGGAGTGTGACTTCATCCAGTACCGACCGGGCGGGACTATACGTGAGCAAGATGAGTGTCGCGCGTGTAATCTCGGAGTTTCTGGTAGGTGCGACTGTACATACAGAGATGTTCCGGACCCCAAAAAACCAGAAGAGTTTAATATAGTGCGGGTACAGAGAGACCGCGGGTGGTTTGAGCGCGCGCTGCCTGTACTCGAGGCGTTTTGGGACAAGGTGCAAGACGCGAAAAAGAATGGACTCTGTGAGGTGGTGGTGGACCCCATAGAGTTCAAGCCGTTGACTGAGTTTGTGTGTGAGATTCAACCGGAGTGAAAGACCCTGTGAGCGCAGCTCACAGAACTCGAAAAGAGGCCTGCGGCTCAAGACTCGCTACGCGAGCCTGTGACATGTGAGATTCAACCGGAGTGAAAGACCCTGTGAGCGCGCGACCCTGTGATAAAAGAAAGTGTGTAATGTATAGTAGATGAAATGCGAATGCTGCAAGAAAACTCTAGCGATACTCAAATGCAAGGAGTGTTCCTGCAGTTTTTGCTGTGGCTGCATACAGCTTGAGGTGCACAGCTGTGAAGGGATAGCCAAGCGCAAAGCGCAGCAAAAGCTGGTCCTAGAGAAAAGCCTTCCTCAAGTTGTGTCGAGCAAGGTGACTAGGTTCTAAACTTTTTATAATAAATAAAAAAAACAATTGCAAGGACAACAAGAAGGAAGAACATGTTGGTGTTTTCCCTCTTGGGTCCATAGCGCAAGGTGGAGTACTGGTCGTCGTCGCCGCCTAGGAGGTCTGGGCGCACAAAGGAGATGCTTCCGTCGATGTACTGGTACTTGCGTGCGGGGTACATTTGATAAGGAGCGGGGTTGACGTAGCCCGTCTTTAAGGCCATGGGTCCTGACATGTTGAGACGCAGTGGCGAAAAGTGGTCTGCTGTGTCCCCTGGGAAGACGTTTGGTCCCTCTGACGGATTCTCGTCGATTTGAGACACGTACCTTCCGTCCAGGGGCTGGTCCTTGTACATCCCGTCTGTTGGGAGACCAAATGTGTTTGTGAGGGTGTATGGGTTCACCCGATTCATGCTCATGTTGTCGTCAACGAGCATAGACAATGCCATTATTATTCTCTTTATAAAATTTTGTAGCCATCTTTTCTCTATGGACTGTCCACATTTCGTCGAGGTCAATGTTCAACATATACGAAAGCTGAAACAAGTAGCTGAATACATCTCCCATCTCCGTCAAAATGTCCGACCCCTTGTCCTTCTTGAGGCCGCTCTTTTTGAAGTTTCTTTGGTGTTGTCGTATGGCGCTTGCTAGCTCGCCAATCTCCTCTGTGAACAGGAGCCAAACGGTGCTTACGGGGGCTTTGTCCCATCCTTTGGTGCGACAGAGCTCGTAGGTTTCAGTTTTGTACTGATTCATCATACTCATATATGGCTGTGTTTCCTTATATGCGAATCGAAGATTCGTTTCCTTTTGGGCAGATGATGAAGAGACACTTCGTGTCCTTCGACTTTAGATATCGATATTGTGTATCCTCTTCCGGTACAAGTATGCGAGCACAAAGGTGGCGCACAGGACGGCAAACTCAAAGCCAATAGTCTTGGTCTCTTGAAGGTCTCTCTGGTACCTCAAGGCACTTGCAAGTCTTATGCCTCTCTCGATAATGAAAAACACTATAAACCCTATGAAGATTTCATCGAGAGTCTTGACCATATTATTTATTATTTATTTATTTCTTCGAGGAGTCCCGGGTTCTGGGAACCCGTTTGTTATGACTACGCTGACATTGTTACGCGTGACTCCCTGCCAGGCTATGGGAGAAACCCAGACGTGTTCGGGGAGTGAGCTTGCCGTGTAGCGAAACCATGGCTCACCTCTGTACTGAATAATTAAATTATAAATATTTATTCCAAATTTTTTTATAAATATTTTTACCGGACCACGGGTTTGTAGATTGTTCCGAAAAGTCTTTACAGACCCAATATTCATGTTATTCATTATAATTAGAAGGCAAATTTTGTATTGTCGGGCATCTTGTTGCCGTGTGTACTGGTGCTTGCAGGCATGTTGAGAGGCACAGGGAGTCTGCTCGAGTCCTGGAGGTAGACCAGGCGCTGCAGGACATTGGGTATAATGTCCTTGATTGTTTGTGAGACGACGGCGGCATTCATCTTGTCGAGCTGCTGCCGGACGTTTGTGTACGGGTCCTCCACTATGTTAAAGTAGATACCCTTCATATAGGCTTGGAGGTCACCGTCGCTCTGGCGGTCGATGGTGTATCCTGTCCGTTTTCTGGTCTCTTCGATGATGGATTGGTGCAGAGACTCTCTGTTAAAGTCGGAAAAAAAGGCGTTACTGAGAGGGGTGGGCTGGATATGCGTGCTCATTACTATCTTCACTTAAAAATATTCTGTCATGTATACACAATGAAGGTCATCAAGCGGAACGGCGATGAGGTCCCTATGTTGTTTGACAAGGTGACTCAGCGCATAAGCAAGCTCTGTACGGACCTGGATGGTGTGCAGGCTGACAAAATTGCTCAAAAAGTTTTCAAAAATATGTATGACGGCATCAAAACGAGTGAGATTGACGACCAGAGTGCTGACGTGGCTATTGATATGGTGACTGAGAACCCCGACTACGAGACGCTTGCGACCCGTATCCTTGTGAGCAACATGCACAAGACGAGTCCCCCTTGTTTCAGTGACGCTATGCTCATTCTGCACTCCAAGGGCGTAGTGTCTGACACTTTCATAAAGTGTGTGGCCCTCGAACTTGATGCTGAGATTCAGCGTGATCGGGACTATGACTTTGGATATTTTGGACTGAAAACTTTACAAAAAATGTATCTGAACGCTGGAGAGACACCCCAGTATATGTTTATGCGTGTGGCTGTTGGTATCCACCAAGATGACATCGAGCGTGTCAAAAAAACTTATGAATTCATGTCCAAGAAGTACTTCATCCACGCGACACCCACCCTGTTCAACGCGGGCTCTGTGCACCCCCAGATGTCTTCGTGTTTCCTGTTGGGCATAAAAGACGACTCGATAGGTGGCATCTACCAGACGATGGAGCAGTGCGCGCACATCTCCAAGTGGTCAGGAGGTCTCGGGCTTCACATCCACAACGTTCGGGCGAACGGTTCGAAGATTGTTGGCACCAACGGCAAGAGCGACGGCATCATCCCCATGCTCCGTGTGTTCAACGCGACGGCCCGGTACATCAACCAGGGAGGCCGGCGCAAGGGCAGCATCGCCGTGTACCTCGAGCCGTGGCACTCTGACATTATGGAGTTTCTGGACCTGCGTCTGAACCAAGGTGACGAGGAGGCTCGGTGCCGCGACCTGTTCACAGCCCTGTGGATACCAGACTTGTTTATGAAAAAGGTGGAGCTTGACGAGGACTGGCACCTGATGTGTCCCAACGAGTGTCCTGGTCTCAGTGACGTGTACGCAGACGAGTTCAACGAGCTCTACAACACCTATGTGGCCCAGGGACGGTACAGGCGTGTTCTGAAGGCTCGGCAGCTGTGGGACTCCATGTTGAGGTCCCAGATTGAGACGGGAACGCCGTATATGCTGTACAAGGATGCGTGCAACAGCAAGTCGAATCAGAAAAACCTTGGAACTATAAAGTCGAGCAACCTCTGTGTGGCTCCCGAGACTCAGATTTTGACTGACAATGGATATAAGACGATTAAGAGTTTGATGGATACCACTGTCAATATATGGAATGGCTTTGAATGGTCGGAGACAGTTGTTCACAAAACTAGTGATAATTCTAAACTTATTCGCGTTCAGATGAGTGACGGCACGTTCCTTGATTGTACAGAGTATCATAAATTTCATGTACAGATTGGGTACGGAAACAAGACTGAAATAAAAGACGCCAGAGATCTTATTTCTGGCGATAAGCTCATAAAATGGTCACCACCAGAACCTATAAAGTTTGGGGAAGATATGCCATATGCATATACACATGGGTTTTTCTGTGGAGATGGCACTTATCACGCAACATATAGTGGCGAAAAGACCATACCGAGTGTATCTTTGTATGGTGAAAAAAAGAAACTTGTCCCCTATATTGATGTTCGCTCAATGTCTGGAAATGAAGATGCTCAGGGTCGTTTGAATGTATTGCTTCCATTAAATTTGCCTAAAAAGTTTAAAGTTCCTCATGACAAGTCTGTAAAATCTAGACTTGAGTGGTTTGCTGGTTTGTGTGATGCTGACGGAAACACGCAAGGGTGTCCTGGAAATCCTACACAGAAAAGTATATCTGTAGCATCTATTCACCCAGACTTTCTACGTAATATTCAGCTCATGCTTCATACTCTTGGAGTTAGTTCAGTGATTGGTGTAGTACGTGAAGCTGGAGAAAACGAGCTTCCAGATGGCCGCGGGGGAACAAAAATGTTTGATACTCAGACGTGTTGGAGACTTGTTGTATCTGCACTTGGTGTAGAAACACTTATAAATAATGGTTTCAAAACACACAGACTTGACTTGAGTGACTTCACACCTGTAACTCGTGATGTGCGTCAGTATGTCCGTGTTATTTCTGTAGTTGATAGTGGTAGATATGATGAAACTTATTGCTTCAACGAGTCAAAGAAGCATACCGGAGTGTTCAACGGTATTATTGCAGGAAACTGCACGGAGATTGTTCAGCACACAAACCCAGAGGAGGTGGCTGTGTGTAACCTGGCGAGTGTCTCGCTCCCAGCCTTTGTAGAGGATAACGAGTTCAACCACAAAATGCTTCACGACATTGTGCGTATCGTGACGCGCAACCTGAACCGTGTGATTGACCGGAACTACTACCCAGTGCCTGAGGCGCGCCGGAGCAATATGCGTCACCGGCCGATAGCCATCGGTGTCCAGGGTCTGGCAGATGTCTTCATGATGCTTGGTTTGCCGTATGATTGCCCTGGTGCTCGTGACCTGAACCTTGACATATTCGAGACTATTTACCATGCAGCCCTGACCGAGTCGTGCACCATGGCTCGTGAGGAGGGACCGTATGAGACTTTCCAGGGGTCTCCTGCGTCTCAAGGCGTGCTCCAGTTTGATATGTGGGGTGTCATACCCACCTGTCGGTGGTCTTGGGACGAGCTGCGTGCAGACATACAGAAGCACGGTCTGCGCAACTCTCTTCTGGTTGGCCCTATGCCTACGGCGAGCACTGCTCAGATACTCGGGAACAATGAGGCGTTTGAGCCCTACACGACCAACCTGTACCTTCGGCGCACTCTGGCGGGCGAGTTTGTGATGATAAACAAGCACCTGGTGGCTGACTTGCAGAACATTGGCAAGTGGAACAAGGACATCAAGGACCAGATTATTCGGGACGGCGGGAGTGTGCAGAGTCTGGACATTCCACAGAACTTCAAGGATATATACAAGACGGCGTGGGAGATGAGTCAGAAGGTTCTGCTTGATATGGCGGCTGACCGTGGTGCCTACATATGCCAGTCTCAGTCTCTGAACCTCTTCATGGAAAACCCAACACTGGCCAAGTTGTCGAGTATGCACTTGTATGGCTGGAAGAAAGGTCTGAAGACGGGTATGTACTATCTGCGGACCCGCGCAAAGGCCAAGCCTATCCAGTTTACACTGGAGCCGCAGGTACTGGCGTGCTCTCGAGACAACCCAGACTGTCTCACTTGTTCGGCATAATTTGTTTGAATATATTAATGGGAAGACGTTGGTGGCAACGTAAACCACCACCGCCTCCTCCACAGCCTCCACCACAACCACAGTACCGGCCACCACCTCCACCACAGTTCCAGCCTCCACCTCCACCACAGTTCCAGCCTCCACCCCCACCGCAGTACCGGCCGCCTTATAAACAGTATCAGCAGCCACCCCCACCGCAGTACCGGCCGCCACCAGGCATGTACACGGGACCACGATTTCAGCAACCTTATAAACAGCCAAATATGTACGGGAACCAGCAGCCCCGTGCCTTTATGCAGCAACCGTTGCAACAGGCACCTCCTCCTCAGCCCGGAATGCCAGCTCCACCGGTGCAAACGGTTGCTGACAACTCTATGCCGTGGAAGATACAGTTTCAGCAGAACCCTCACTGGTCATCCACAGATGAAATAGAAGAATAATATATGGATCCAGAATCCCAAGAACCATTGATACATAGACCCCGCGACCACAAGTGGTTGAAATGGGTACCTCTTGTAGCTGTTTGTATAACAATCTACGGTGCACTCTTTTCAACCTTTGTTCTTTATCCCTGGCACCAGGAACTTTCAAAGGAGTTTTCAGACCTCTCTAGAAAAGTCGAGTTGTGTACCCCCCAGTGACTTTGACTGGCTGGGGTATCTAAAAAATGTACAAGGTCACGTTCTACGTCCCCGGGGTTGGTAAGGCGGGGGAGGTGGAGTGTGAGACGCAAGAAGAGGCGGTGTTCCACGCGACGCGGGAGTATGTTATGGAGGAGTATTCGGCATATGTGAGGGACTCTTCAGGTGATACTGTGAAGTTTGTTTTGAAATGCTCCAGATAAAGACTTTGTCCTGAAAGTTCAAGTTGTCCCACGAGTCCTTTGCGCGTTTCCAGTTTTCGTCTACAGTACTTGTTGGGTCATAATTCTGTTTAAGCCATGAGCCCATGTGGAATGCAGCTGCCTGGTCCATAATAAAAAAATAAATATTTTTATCACTGAGCCGCCCTCAAGGCTTGTCTGGACCTACGAGCTTCTTGTGAAGCTGCAAATCTTGCTTTCTTGTCATCAGCGGTTTCTACACGGGTGGGAGGAGGTGGCGCTCTCTTGTCCCGCAGCGCCTGACTTAACGCACCACGGGCTTCTGCCGCCCTTGCGTTCTGCCGTGCATAATTTTGTTCATCGCGGGAACTACGACCATACAAGCTCACTGTGCGCGACAAGAGCCCACGCAGAATCACAAAGACTAGGCCGTGAACTATGAGACCCACGGGTTTAGGCTGGCCAGTTGTAGCATTCGCCACGAGCCCTCCAGTGAGACCAGTGACTGTTCTGAACATGAAGGGGCTTGCCAGGAGGGCAAACAGGAGAACAGTGACAATAGCCTGCACTATCATTATTATTATTTATAAAATGTTTAGCCCATACCACCTGATTCGTCATTTTTACCGTACAAGCTCAGAGTACGTGACAAGAGGGCACGCAGTATCACAAAGACTACGCCGTGGAGTATGAGAGCCATTGGTGTAGGCTGAGCAGACCCAGTGACTGTTCTGAACATGAAGGGGCTGGCCAGAAGGGCAAAGAGGAGAATGGTAACGATACTCTGAACGATCATTAATATAACAATTTATTTTAAATTGTTTTGAAATAAACGGTAGTTGAGAGTATACTGTAGAATGGGTTGGGGCATATGCTTTGCTCTGGATGCGAATGGCCGTGTGTACTGTGCGGATGGGTGTAGATGGCGTGCTACCAAGGCGCATTACGAAGACTACCCTGTGTGGCCGAGTGCGCGGCAGTCGGTCCTGGACTACTTTGAGGGCCCTGGACACAGTGAGCTTGATATGATTCGAGATGAGTGTCCTGGAACGGCTTCGGCGTTGGCTGAGGCGTGTGACGAGCACATGGGGTATGCCCTTGGTCAATATGACCGTCTGACGGATGAAGAAAAAATGGAGTTGCACAATGAGCACCTTTCAGGGCTGGAGACGACACTGAAGACTCTGGAGGAGGACAAGAGCAATATGTACAACAGGTACATTGAGGCTCGCAAGGCTTTCAAGGCGTACAAGGCTCCTACGGGTGTTTGCAAGACACGGCTTGAGGAGCTGAAGAGAGATGTGGAGCCCTTGAACCTTGAGCTGAATATGGAGAAGTGTGCACGGGACTATGATATACTAAAGTCGGAAGTTATCAAGGTGAAAAAAGAAATAAAATTAGAAAAGATGTTTCACTTGTGATTGTTATTTGTCCTCCTTCGTTTAGCGGAAGGGGAAGATGAGTTGCGTGAGCGAGCCGGTGAAGGGGTCACATACTTGTGCATAAGTTGATTATAGTTAAACAACTTGACGGGTGTGTACCCAAGTTTCTCGTAGAAACCCTGAGCTTGAAGTACTGCTTGATATATGGTGACACCGCGAAGACCTTCGGCTTTTGCGTTATTAAAAATAGCATTCATAATTTGAGTCCCATATCCCTTTTTTCTATTTGTCGCCAAGAGGGTCACTCGGGCCATCCCGTTGTTCCCGGGTTTAGCAACAAAGGCAAATCCTAGGACAGTTGTGCCGTTATTGTTCAAAAGTAAATAATTTTTATTTCTTCCCGTTAGTCTCATTTTGTCAAAGTAGGATCGTTTTGTTCCTATGCTATTCTTCAAGAGTTTAAACGCGCGTGAACCAGTGTTAACCTTCCAAGGTTCTGAGTTTGCAAACTGGGAGTTTTCCTTGGTGCCACGGATAAGGGTTGGCATATATTATATATTATTCTTTTTTTTACCAAAAAACCAGCCTCCAGGCATATTTCTAGCGTTTTCTGCTCTTGTGATACTTCTGAGGTTATCCTTTGTATTGTCGAGTCTGTCCCAGTTTATATGGTCGACAACAAGTCCATCAGGGAAGCCCATGACCCACCTATGAAGTAAAACTTTGTCTGTATTTTGGACATACCCTGAAGGTGAAAAAATCCAAGTGTGTTTCATCATTTCATCTTTATACTCGGGGTCAACAAGTGAAAAGGCTACTATGACATAGTTTCTGTGTACAGGGAGAAGTGTCTCATCATCTGCAAATAAGTTTTCATTTTTAAAATTATTTGATATAAAATCATACAGGTTCCCAGCACCTCTTGCAAGAGGCATACCCTTTAACTTATACCAAGTATACCCCAATAGTATTTGATGTTGTTCTGGAGTAACATTGACTCTTGCCACATACGACTCTTCACCGTGAATATGTACGGGTATTTCCATACCGTATCATCCGTGAATATTTTTAAGTCCCCCCCCAAGAGGTCCATGGTTTCCATGAATAAATTTAAAATAAATTGTTTGTAAAAAAAGTACATCGTGTCTATAGGGAACACCCACCCACTGGTCCCATGGGTCCACC